CCGTCACCTCCTGGCGGAGCAGGTCGTCGAGCCAGTCTGTCTCTTGAGCCGTGCGGTTGTCGGCGAGTCGGTAGGCTTTGGCGGCCTTGGCGTCGAGCGAGCTGATCACCACCGGGACGCGAGTGAATCCGGCCTGCTGGGCGGCCTTGTAGACCACGTGGCCGGCAATGATGACGCCGGCTTCATCGACCACGATGGGCTTCTGGAAGCCGAACGTCTTGAGGCTCCCTGCAACCTTGGCCACGGCTTTGTCGGGCAGGGTGCGAGGGTTCTTCTCGTAGGGCTTGATGCGGTCCAGTGCCCACATCTCAAGGCGAGGACCGTTTTCTCCCGTCATCAAGCCGCCACCTGTGCGGTGTTGAGGCCGCGCTTCTGGAGCTCGGAGAGCCAGCGCTTCAGGGACTCGTCCGTGTGATGGACCTCCTGGCGCTCGATGGTCATGATGTTCGACGGGGCGGCGGGCTCGCGGCCGGCGAGCCATGCGGTCAGGTTGCCGGTGCGGAACCACTTGGTGCGGGGCTTACCCTGGACCATGCCGAGGCCGATGATGAAGCCGGCGAGGGAGACCAGCATCATGTTGGTGAGCGAGGTCTGTGCGGGTTCGAGCACGGCGATCTTCTCGGGGGCCATGCCGGTGACGTAAGCGACGGTGTGGACGAACGGGGTGTGCTCGGCGGTGGCGACCTTGGTGTCCCGAACGGCAGTGCGGGCTTGGTCGTACTTGAGCTGGGCGGCGGTGAGTTGGGCCTCGCCCTTGGTCAGGGCCTCGCGGTCCCGGCCGCGGCTCTCCAGATCCACCTTGGCAGCCTTGGCGTCGGCGTAGTCCTTGCAGAACTTGCGGGNNNNGCCCTCAGTGAGCGTGACCCAAAAGCGGGTGTTGGCCTCCATGCCCTTGATCAGAGCTTCGGCGGCCTCAGGGGTGGCGACAGGCTTGCCGTCGACCTCAGGGTTCGGCGCCCAGATGCGCTCTTTGAGGGTCTTCACGTTGGCCTGCTCGGCCTTGAGGGCGGCAAGGGCGCGGTCCTGCTCGGCGC